CGGCCACACGCTGGACCGGTTTGCCGAGCACCTCGGCCACGAGCCGACGCTCGACGACATCGACGACCTGGTGGTGGCTGGCTTCCTGCGGTGGCGAGCATCCACGCCCAGACGCGGCAGGAAGCCCTCTGCGGCCTCGGTGTCCAAAGACAAGAGCCAACTCACGGCCCTGGCCAACTGGGCCGCCAAGAAGCGTTTAAGGCGTTCTGATGGGCGCGACGTGGAATTCCTGTCGCTGCCACGCACCCGGAAAATCCGCCACGCCCCGCAGGCGTATACGGCAGACGAGGTGGCCAGGCTTATCCGCACGGCCCGGAACCGCATCGGGCACATTGACGGCAAACCGGCGGCCTGGTGGTGGCCGACGCTGCTCTACGCAGCGTGGTGCTCAGGAGAACGTATCGGTGCCCTGCTCGAGCTCCGCTGGCAAGACGTGGACCTCGACAACCGGACGCTGCTGTTCCGGGCTGAGACAAGGAAGGGCCGGTCAGCCGACATCCAGCGAGCGATCACGCCGGACCTGGCAGGCATGCTGCGCCGGTTCGCCGGCGAGCCGGATGCTTTGGTGTGGCGATGGGACCGAGCCCACCATTCGCTCTGGCCCAGCCTCAAGCTGCTCTGCAAACGGGCCGGCGTTCGCGGCACGGGTTTCCACAAGATGCGGAAAGCGTCGGCCTCATACGTCGCCCTCGGCGGCGGCGATGCGACCGAGCACTTGGGGCATGCCAGCCCGGAGATGACGAGGCAGCACTACCTAGATCCCAGGATCACGAGTCCGAAGACAGCCCTGGACTACCTCCCGCCCCTGGATCTCGACGGGCCGGCGGCGTGACCCGGCACATGCGGAGCGGCCGGCAGGGGAAAGGATGACCCTGCCAGCACGCTCAACGCATGGCCCGGATCATTGGCTCTGCCGACACTCTTGGTGGCAGGCGGCGTAGCCCGCGATGTCGATGGCCGCATCGTCGGTGGCACCGGGGCCGCGCTGCCGGGCGATCTTGTCCAACACCATCACGAGCGCCCAGTCGGCCGCCGTGAACGACGTGTTGAAGGCGGCGTTGACCAGAGCCGCCGTGCGGGCGAAGTGTTCGGTAGGTGGCCCGTACTTCCCGTGCCGGTCACGCACGGCAGCGATAGCACCGTGCAGAGCCTGCTCGGCACGAGTCGCCGCAAACCCAGGCGGCTCCCACTCCGCGTAGCTCTCGCTCGTGGCACGACGCTCGTTCTCTGCCTGGAGGAGCCAATCCACTGGCGCAGGCCGGTGCGTGTGGTCGCCTGTGGTGGCGTCATCGGCCGGCGTCCACTCCGCGTACGTCTCGCCCGGCTCGGGGTCGCCCTGGTCGAGCTTGTACCCCACCATCTTCGGATCGTCGGCCGGCGTGGCGTCCAGCCTTGATCGCACTGCGGATCGCAGTACGTCGTTGGCCTGTTGCAGCGTGGTGGTGGTCATTCCTTTGCCTTTCTCAAGTCTCGGTCGCAGAACAGTGGGTACGCTCGCGTCACTTCCCTGCGTCCTCCATCGACGATTGCCATTCCCTGACACGGCCTTTCCGGTGAAGCAACCCGCTCAGCGTATGGGCTGTGTCCAATCACGCTGCCGTTGGCGACGTACCTTGCACCACGCAGCCAGCCCCACGAGTGGTAGTGGCCGAAGATCGTTAGGTCCGCGCGGCGTCCCGCGTCCCACCGGGCGATTGCTTTGCTCGCCGGCAGGGCCAGACCGTAGACGCCGCCGGCGAACCGAATCGAGTGGCCGTGCGTCGTGCGAACGAGGAACCCGTCGAGGTCCACGTAGCCGAGATGCCCCTCGGCAATCTGCCACCGCACGTTCTTGTTTCGCTCCTCGCGGGCGAGCGTGAAATACATCAACTGCTCCCACGAGTGGTCCATCTCGGTGGCGATCCGGGGCTTGCCCTCGTTGCTGCGCCCGTGGTTGCCGGCGTTTGTGCAGACGATCACCTCGTCGGCGTGCTGGGCCACGTTGTCGATGAGCCCGCGAAGCCGCTCGGCGATCCACCGCGTGGCGTTCATCGGCGATAGCTGGGCCACCTCGACGCAGTCCGGGTGAATGTGCCCCGTGATGAAATCGCCGCCGAGCCACACGAGCACGCGGCGAATGTCGGCCTGGTTGCGTTCGTGGGCAAGGCAGTCAAGGAACCGCTCCTCCAGTTCGGCAATCCTCAATTGACATACGTCAAGTGAGTAGTCGTTCTCGCCGTTGACCGTCTCGGGCAGAACCCGTTCCTCACAGTGAACGTCGGAGAGCATGAGGATCGCCGTGGCGTCGTGCCGCACACGCTTTCTAGGCTTGATGCCCCTGTGCTGAGATACGCCCTTCACGCCCTGCAGCGAAGCCATCGCATCGGCGCGGCCTCGCTCGCGGTCGATGTGCGCGAGGGCGAGCTTGTACCGGCCTCGCAGCGTGGCGAGTTCCGACCGCAGCCGCGCCAACTCGGCGTCGGCGGCCAGCTGTGCGGCGTCGGCCACGGCAGCGTCAATCTCGTTCAGTTTCGCTTTGCCAGCCATTCGCCCATCCTCTTGTGGTCGCACGAACGCCATCCGCGTGTCTCGCAATACTCAATTAGGATGCGGGCCAGAGTCAGCCGCTTCGTCGTGCCATACCCGCCGGCGTGGAATTTCTCGCGGGCCGCTAGAAGCGTGTCTATTGCTTCAGTTGGCAGTCGGTCGAACCACGTCAACCGACGTTCGGCCATGGCAGCTGCCACGGCAACATCAATTTCGGCGAGCATGTTTCCTTTCGCCATCACTCCTCCTTGGGCGTCACGTCGTAGAGCGTCCACAAGACACGGGCCAAGTCTTTGCCGGCCTGCTCGATCACTTCCTCGCTGGCCTGCGGGAAGATCGCGTGTAGCAACTCGTGGATCAGCACCGTCAGCCTGTGCTTGCCCCGCATGCCGTCGTGCAGCACGATCCTGGGATGCTTCGCTTTGCGCGTGTACGTGATGCCGTACGCCTGGCCCGTGAGCTCAGTCCAGCGGATGAGCCACCGCTCGTCGCCGTTGATCGTGAATGTGTGGTCGCGCGGCACGGGCTTGCCTTTCGCCCGTCATCGTGGCCGGCGTGTCAAGTCGAGGCCGGGCCCCACTTGCCCACTGGGCAGGATTCTCCGGCCCACGACAACTTCGAGATGTACTGCTTTTCACGAACGATGGGGCAGCCACACTTCCGGCACGCCTTGCCGTCGAAGTGCTCGCACGCCTGGCAGATAGCAAACCGCTCGGCGACTTGCTCTTCAGTGGCTCGGGGCATCCCTGCGGCTAAATGCTTGGCGGCCGACGTGGCGAAGTTCGCCACCTTCTGCGGCAGCGACAGGCCGGGCTTTGCGGTGCGAGGATACGCCGGGTGCGTCTCGTCCACCGTGATCCGGTAGCCGTCCTGGCTGACGATGCACGGGCGTGCCTCGTCCAGCGTAAATCCACGCTCGTGGCAGCGGGCCTCAAGGTGTCGCAGGTGGCAGCGAATCATGGCAGCGGGTTCAAGTCGCTAATTGCTACGGTGTTCATATCGATCCCCTGCCAGCAGTCCTTGTTGCAATAGTCGCTGTCAATGTTGAAGACGGGATGCGGGTCCGTGAGCGGCTTCCATTGGCAACCGCCGTCCGGGCCATACCAATCAGACACACTTGAGTTCAGTTCGTCGCCTAATGATTCAGGGCAACCCGTTTCATCCAGCACTATTGAAAACGAGCGTTTTGTAAGCCTGCCGAGATTGCTTGTTCCTGCGCAGTATTGCAGTTGGCACACTTCAAGCGTGTACTCCCCTGCGGCGTCACACAAAAGCCGCATGCACGGCGTAAGTTCGACAGACACCCACCACACAAGGCCATCAGGGTTGTCGGTGAACTGGCATATAATGAAGTCAGCCGGCCCAACACCTTCGTAGCACCCTCCGTTGCCGCAAACGCATATGTCACCATCCGGCACAACATCAAAATCAAAGCACGTTTGGCACGGCGCGAGAGTCTGTAGAGTCTGTAGGTAGCATGAATCGCTGGCGTTATAAGCAGTCGCTTCGCTTTCGGTTGGCTCTGGCGGTGTCTCGTTGAATTCCCATTTACCTCGCTCGCTAAACGTGTAATCAACGGCTTTCTCGCACGCGCACGGAACGCACCCCTGCCCACAGCAACACGCCTGCTCCGTGCCTAACTTGCCGTCGCGGACAACGAGTTTCCCGTCCTGTATCGTCAGTGGACTCATGACGCCGTTGCCGTCGCGCAAGTCGTGATAGTGAGTTGCACAGTGGATGCAGTGTCGTCGCACAGCACGCCGACTCGCCGGCGAGTAAATTCAACAGCCTCCGTTGTCAGCGTGGCCATCGTAAAGACTTCCACGGTCTGCACCTGCATTGTGAAAGTGCTGGTCGATTGGGTTGCCAGCGCAATACCCGGCAATGTCTTGAATTGAATGCCGCATTGCGTCGTCGTGGCCGCCGTAAAGAAATCGCCACGGAACAACTGCGGCACCAAAAGGAACCACGCCGTGCCGTCCTTTCCAATTGAGCAGTCACGCTCGCTCGAGTCGTTCTCATCAAGCGGCCAAAATAGATTGGTGGCGCTGACGGTGTTGGGCGTGGTGGTTTGATACTTGAACGTGACGGTGTTTGACGAGCCGATCGACCACGAACCCGTGAAGGTGCAGATGCGGATTTGCTTGTCGGTCTTGCCGGTTTGCCGCACCCCAAAGTGAAGCCCGGCCCCGTCCCGATCGCCGGCCTCCACGATCCGCACCACACGGCCGATGCGTTCGGCCGCCGGCCGCGTGAACGTGACGCGATCCGTGCGGGCCGCTTTGCCGTCTGGCCGCTTCGCTCCCACGGTCAATCCTCGTAGACGGTCAGCACCAGGCGGGTATTCGCCACGGCGGCCTTGGCTGCGTAGTCGCCAGCTGCGAGCCGCAGCACGGCAGCCTCGCCCGCCTTGAGCCGCACCGTCTCGTAGAGCGCCGTGCCGTCGAGCCTGCCGAACGACACGGTGTGCGTCGTCTCAGTCGCCAGCGACCTGGCGAAGCACACGCCGAGCGAGCCCAGTGTGGCAGTCGAGACTTGCGTCGTGGCCGTGCCAAGGTTCAGCGTCACGCTCAGGACGCCAGCCGTGGCCATGTCGGCGGTGACGCCAGACGCGGCG